ATGATGATTGAAGGAGGTGACGCATGAAGCGTCTTAAAGTTTTCGTTTTTCTCTCGGTCATGCTCTGCGCTCTGTTCTCTCTCGGCTTCGCGCAGGGAGAGGAGGGCTTCCATTTCGACATCGACCAGGCGATCCTGGCGTCGATCATGACGGTCGGCGGCCTCGGGGTTATTGCTATAACCCAGCTCGTCAAAAACGCCCTGGTGAAGCTCTTCAACGTGGTCCAGGCCAGCGTCAAGAACATCCTGGGCTACGCCTCATCCCTGATTGTGAGCGCAGGAGCGACGGCTTTCATCCTGCTCCAGGCCAAGAAGTTCGCGTGGGTCCCGCTGTTGGGCTACACGGTTTACGTCTGGCTGGAGTCGAACCAGATCTTCAAGGTCGTCAAAAAGCCAAGCGAAGCATGACCCGCGAGGGGGGCGGGCAGCACAACCGCGGCCGCCCGTCCCCCGCAGGAGAGGAAGGAGAGGAATCATCAACAACCTTCGCGATCTAAGACTGCGGGCCGGACTGAGCCAAAGCGAACTCGCCCGCTTGAGCGGAATTAGTCCGGGAGCCATTTGTTTAATCGAGGCAGGAAAAACAAAGCCAAGAGACCTGACCCGGAGAAAGATTCTTCAGGCTCTTCCCGGGACCCAAAAGGAAAACGAACAGCCTGAGCAGGACCATCCCGAGGTTTATCCTTTCGGCGAAATCCTGGGCCGCGATGAATTCTTCCGCCGCCTCAAGCCGAAGATGAACGAAAAATTGAACGTCTTTTTCAGCGGGTCCCTGATCTTCACGCTCGTTGACAACGCCGAATTTTTCTCCCGGCAGCGATACTACCCGGGCGACTTCGCGACGGCCGTGCAGGTTCTGGGCGAGCTGTTGAGGGCGCAGAGACGATCGGTCATGGGGATCACAGAGGACGAAATGAGATTTTCCGGCTCAAGCAAGGAAGCTGAGAACAGGGAAAAAGTCAAAGAAGCGCGGCGGGTCCTGCCTGGCGGGTACAAAAAGAAGCGATAAAAAAATGGCCTGGTTAAAATTCTATGTTATCAGCTGCTCGTCGGGCAACGAGAAAATCGACGCCAGAAGCCTCTATGTATGGGGAGAAATGAACGCGGTCCGATGGCTCCCCGATTCTCCGCGCGAAGCTAAACGCCGAATACAGCAGTGCAAAATTAAGACAGGTTGTAAAGCCTGCGACGCGAAGATTCATCATATCTCCGTCCAGAGGGAAAACCCCAATTTAGATCAAACAGAATAGTCCCCGCCTTCCAAAAGTTCCAGAACTTTCATTGATTAAGCCCATTGCCTTTCTCTATTTTATCATCAGCGTGACGAACACCGAGCACCGCGTCCTTTTCTTCCAGAAGCTCTGTCATTTCATACTTCAGGCTCAGTCCGGTGGGATCCTCCTCATGCCCTATTGGATCAACAGGACGGCCGAGCAGCAGTTCGCGCTCTATCAGCAAGGGAGAACGGCGCCAGGGAAGATCGTGACGAATTGCGACGGCTACAAGAAGATCTCGCGACATGAGCGTTGGCGCGCCGGCGACTTCGTCATCGTCGACGATAATGGGAAGCTAATTTGGACAGCGACGGCCCGATACGAGCTCCTCGGCGAGATGTGGAGAAATCTGGGCGGGACATGGGGAGGGGACTTCAAGACGCCGCCCCGGGACCTGGGGCACTTCGAGCTTTAGGAGAAAAATGACCGACCTTTCGAAGATCCTGAATCTTCTCGACGAGGCCATCAAGATCGAGAAGAAAATCGAGGAGGCCATCGCCTCCGAGGGCGACAAGAAACGGAGGGAGAAAATTGAGAAAGCATTCAAGGACAAAACTCTTACTGCAGACCAGCGCCGCGCTCTTATTGCTGATCTGCTTTATAAGCCTTAGTCCGGCCTGCCACAGCTACAACCCGGCGCTCTATCCCTCCTACGACGTCCTCAACCCGGGCCCGGAGGTCCGCATTAATCCTGTCGGTTTCACGGTCGTCGACTCGGCCACGGGTGCCGTCTCGATTGAGTGGGCGTCCACGGCGGAGGGAATAGACAAAAGCAATCTCGCGATCGTCAATCAGGCCTTCATTCTCTGGGTCTCCGAGCTCAAGGAAGAGGTGAAGAAGCTGCGGGCGGAGCTGGGGAAGAAATGATCCAAGGGCCCGACCTGATCCCCGAATCCCTGCGCATAGCCGGCTGGATGGGCGGGGCCGGTTTTACCGTGTGGATTTTCAAAATGGCGTATGAGATGTTTAGGGGCAGCAACAAGAACGGGAGGGATCCGAAAAAACCCGTCTGCATGGAGTCGGTCCCCTGGGCGCTCCATGTTCAGACGACAACGGACCTCAAGGCATGTGCGGATAAGACCGTCGAACTTCAGACGAAGACGTTGAGCGCCCTGCACAGGCTGGCTGACGCCGGCGAGGCACAGGCGACGGCGATCCAGGGCCTGGGGGAGAAACTCACCAAATGAGTCTCAACGCGAGGCAGCGGCTTTTCCCTTACGAATATGTCAAGGATTTCAACGCTACCAAGGCAGCGCGACGGTGCGGTTACTCGAAAAAGACAGCTCGCCAGCAGGGCACCAGGTTGTTGTCAAAAGCGGCCATTAAAAAGGCCATCGATAAGCTGACCAAGAAGCGAATTGGAAAGGCAATTATGGACCGGGAGGAAATGCTCCGTGAGCTAACGATCATTGGCCGGAGTGATCTCAGGGATTATCTGGACATCGATCCCGACACAGGCGCGATCCGGGCCAAGGGATTCGAGAACATGCCCGAGGGAACCAGCCGGGCGCTCAAAGCGATCAAGGAAGACCGGGTCATCAAGGAAGACGCGGACGGGAAGAAAGTAACGGTCTATGACAAAGTGCGTTTCGAACTCTGGGACAAACCGAAAGGGATTGAGCTTTGCGCTAAACTTCAAGGCCTGCTCAAAGAAGGAGACGCGCCTCCGGGGAATACCTATATGCAGATCATCTCAGCCGTCCCCCGGCCGGAGAAGAAGGCATGATCGAGCAGCAAGAGATCACGGTCGACCTCACCCAGGTCTACGACCCGCGGCGGAACGAGAAGCAGCCCCTATTCCACCAGGCGCCGGAGACCTACAAGCTCTTCGGCGGCGCCATGGGCGGGGGGAAGACGGCCGCGCTGATCAACGAAGGGATCGCCCTGAGCTTCGACTACCCGGACAACTTCGGCCTGCTCATGCGGAAGACCTGGCCCTCCTTCCGGGACACGGTCCTCCCGCAGCTCGAGAAGTTCCTTGACCGCCGGCTCGTCGAGGCCTGGAACCTCTCCGAGAAGCTCATCCTCTTCCGCAACGGCTCGAAGATACGTTACGGCGGGGTCGGAGACGCCCCGGACGACTGGCAGAAGTTCATGTCCGGCGAGTACGGCTGGATCGCGCTCGACCAGGCCGAGGAGTTCACCGAGGAGGAGTTCCGGATGCTCTCGACGCGGCTCCGGCTCATGCTCCCCGGGATCCGCTACTTTTTCCTCCTGAGCTGCAACCCGACCCAGGGCTGGATAAAGCGGCGCTTTATCGAGAGCCGGCTTCCGGACCATGTCTTCATCCCCTCGCTCCCGACGGACAACGCGCGGAACCTGCCGACCGACTACGTCCCCCGGATGAGAGAGGTGCTCGGGGACAAGGGGCTCATTCAGGCGCTCCTCGAAGGGAACTGGGACGCCGTCGAAGAGCCGGACAACGTCTATGCTTATGCAAAGGTCGTGGCGGCCATGGCCAGGGAGGCGGAGCCCGACGAACCCGTGGAGCTCGGGAACGACGTCGCGAGGGGCGGGGATGACGAGACCGTGATCGCGCTCCGCGAGGGGCTGAGGGTCCGGCTCGCCTCGATCGCCAAGGGGCATGACACGATGCGGACCGCCGGCGAGAACTGGCGGATCGTCCGCGACGAGGTCCTCCCGCGCTGGGGGGGGCGGCTCAAGAAGATCCGGATAAAGGTCGATGCTGACGGCCTGGGCGCCGGCGTCGTCGACCGGCTTCAGGAGCAGCGGAAGGAGAAGGAAGAGGAGCTCACGGACCTCATCCTCGAGGCCCTGCCGAAGGCCAGGGCGAAGGCGCTCCGGGATGAGGGCTACAAGCTCAAGCTCGAGATCGCCGAGATCCACGGCTCGGGCAAGCCCCGGCGGCCGGCCAAGTTCAAGAACCTCCGCGCCGAGGTCCACTGGGCGCTCCGGGAGGTGCTCGACGAGGTCGCGCTGCCCCAGGATCCCGAGCTCCGGGCCCAGCTCCTCTCGATCAAGTACCGGATCAACTCCGCCGGCCAGGTGGAGATCGAGCCGAAGGATGAGATCAAGAAGCGGCTCGGCAAAGGTCCGGAGGAGCACAGCGGCAGCCCGGACCGGGCCGAGGCGGTGATCTACGCCCTGGCCGACGTCCGGCCGCGGGAAGTCCACGCCTGGAGTCTGAAATGAAGTTCGAATTCAAGCTCGATCTCGGCGGGAAGAGGGAGAAGAAATCCGGCCTCGTTCAGTTCGATGGCGGGGCGTATTTTCTGGGGCTCCCCTCCGTCTCGCCGGCCCGGCTGAGGAACTACATCGAGGCCTACAAACTCAGCGAGGTCGTTCGCGCCTGCATCGACAAGATCAACCTGGCCGCCAAGGGGATCCCCTGGTATCTCTACAGGCGGGTCGGGAAAGAGGTCCGGGAGGTCGAATCCCACACGCTTCTGAATATCCTCCATCGGCCCTCGAAGAATTATTCCTGGCCCAAATTCCTCGAGCGCGCCCTGGGGTTCTACCTCATCTCCGGGAACCGATACGTGAGAAAGTACATCGGCTCGTTCCGCCTTTACGGGGAGCTCGAGGTCCTGGCCTCAAACAGGGTCCAGATAAAAAAGAACGCGCTCGGAGAGCCGGCAGCTTACGAATACCTTCAGAATTCGAGATGGGTGACCATCCCGATGGAGGAGATCCTCCACAGCAAGATGTTCAACCCGGCCGACGACCTCTACGGCCTCTCGCCGATCACGACGATCGCGAGCCAGATCGACATCTCCCGCTTCGCGACGGAGTGGTCGCTGAAGCTCCTCCAGAACGACGCCCGGCCGGGGGCCGTGGCCTTCGTCCCGGGTGAGCTTACCGAGGAGCAACGGAACGAGATCAAGGAGCAATGGAAGAAGGAATTCAGGGGATCCGATAACGCCGGCGGCCTGCTCATCATCGAGACCGGGGTCGGGGGAGTCCGGCCCGGGGACCTGAAGCTCATGTCCTACGCGCCGAAGGAACTCGAGCTCGCGGGCTCGGAGAAGATCATCACGCGCAAGGTCTGCTCGGTCTTCCACGTCCCGCCGGAGCTCCTGGGCGACGCGGAGAACAAGACCTACTCGAATCAGAAGGAGGCGCGCAAGGCCCTCTACCAGGAGGCGACGCTTCCGCACCTGGACGAATTCCGCGATGAGCTCAATAGCTGGCTGGTCCCGATGTTCGAGGACGCCGGGGATATGTTCTTCAACTACGACGCCTCGGATGTGGACGCCCTGGCCGCGGACACGAACGAGCTTTGGGAGCGATTTGGTATGGCGGTCGACCGCGGGATCCTGACACGCAACCAGGCGCTCGTAGGCTACGGCTATGGCCGGTCCGAGGAGCCGGGCATGGACACGCCCACGGTCCAGGCGACGATCGTACCGCTCGAGGCCATCGGCGGAGGAGAAGAGGAGTGATCGCAGAGCAGCTCCAATCCATCTCATCCGCGCTGGACTTTGCGAAGGCTCAACGGGTGACGATCATCGACGCCTCGAACACGGCGCGGCTGGCCTCGTATATCGTCCGCAACCGGAAGAAGGTCTCACGGCCGGTCCTGGGCCTTTGGCGGGGCATGGCCGAATTCATAACGCCCGCGGAGGCGAAGCGAGCGATCCGGGTCGGGGACGTCCCCGTCGAGTGGAAAAAGGAATTCGAGCGCGCGATCGGCGAGTTCGTTAAGGACGATCTCGGGCGGATCCAGACGGCCATCTTTGCCGAGGTCGGCGACGAAGTCGCCAGGCGGGTCAACGCCATCCGGCGGAAGGATTTCGCTTTCAGCGCGACGAGGCAGCGCGTCCAGGAGAGGATCGAGGTTCACGGTGGGGAGCTCATCACGCGCGTCACAGAGGCCCAGATCCTGGCCGCCCGGGCCGCGCTCCTCGAGTATGTCGTGACCGAGGCCCTGACGCCCTTCGAGCTCGCCAAGCGGCTGAGGCTTTTCATCGGCCTCACCGAGCGGTACGCGAACGCGGTGCTCAGGCTTGAACGCAACCTTCTGGCGGGGGGCTTATCAAGGGACGTTATCGCCGGGCAGGTCGAGAAATACGCGACTTTCCTCCACAAGGTGCGCGCGGAGAATATCGCCAGGACGGAGCTCTCGTTCGGCTACAACCACGGCCAGCTCGCAGCGATCGGGCAGGCCAGGGAGGACGGCTGGCTCGTCGGCGAGATCATCAAGAAATGGAATACGACCGGCCAGTCGGGCCGCGTCTGCGAGGAATGCGAGGCGATGGACGGCGAGGAAGTCCGGGAGAACGAGGCTTTCTCCGCCGGCGTTGAGGCGCCGCCGCTCCACACGTGCTGCGGCTGCGGCCTCTCTTACGAGACAAGGAGATGAACATGGAAAAGAAAATTTTCGAGCTCGAAATCAAGGAGCTGACCGAGGAGGGCCGGTTTTCGGGCTACCTCTCGAGATTCGGCAACGTCGACTCCGGCATGGACGTCGTGGACCCCGGCGCCTTCAAGAAGACGCTCCGGGACAACAAGTCGTTCGGCTTTATCTGGGGCCATCAGTCGACGCTGGACGGTATCATCGGTTCCTTCACCGGGAAGGAGGATGAGAAGGGGCTTTTCACGGAGGGCGGTTTCTTCCTTGAGCTTGAGAATGGACTCAAGGCCTATAAGACGGCGAAACTGCTCCAATCCAAGGGCGTCAAAGTTGGCCTCTCGATGGGCTACCGAGCGCTCAAATGGGTCTATGAGACGAAAGAAGGGATTATGATCCGCCGCCTCAAAGAGGTGAAGCTCAACGAGGGCTCGATCACGCTCTGGCCGATGAACGACCAGACGAACCTCATGGTCAAGGAAGAAGGGGAAGAAGAGACCGAGACGAAACCATCCAAGGAGAATCATGTTTGTACGAAGGGCGGCGGCGATTATGTCCGCTATCGGAGCGAGACGAGGAAGCACAACGGAAAAGCATACACGGTCCGGTTCGGGGTCAAGAAGGACGGCAAGGCGGAGAAGTACGAGTATTTCTATCCCGTCAAAGAATGGACCGCGGCCGAGGCCCGCGCGCATTGCAAAGAGAATGAGGGCACCTTCGAGGCTGCCCTGAAAAATAAGTCACTGACGCTTGTCTGCAAATCCTGCGGCGAGACGCTCACTCTCACTGAGCCGGCGGATGCCACTCAGCCGGGAGCCGAGCCGTCGAAGGCGGAGCCGAACGAACTTCACTCCGCGCTGCGGGAGATCGCAGACGAATTCAAAAAATAACAGGAGGACAAAGTGTTAGAAGAGAAAGAACAGAAGGTCCTGAACGAGATCAACGACGCCATCAAGGCGATCCGCGAGAAGTCCGAACTCCTGGAGAAGGCAAATGCCACCCGGGAGGCGACGCAGGCCGCGCAGAAGGAGTTGATCGAGAAGGCCTGCAAGAAGATCGACGAGATCGAGATCGCCTACCAGCGCGCCGTTTCCCTCGTTTCGGGAAAGAAGATCGTTTCGGAGGAGCACAAGGCCTACATGGACTGGATCAGGACGGGCCAGCCCTCCGAGAAACTGAAGACCGGCGAGAAGATCGAGTCCAAGGTTTTGATCGAGGGCGAACTCACGACCGGCGGCTATCTCACCTCGCCCGAAATGGACACGGGCATCCTCAAGACCGTCGTCGAATACTCGCCGATCCGGGAGCTCGCTACCGTGAGGCCGACGAGCAAGGAATCCTACAAGCAGAGAAAGCGCACCGGTATCCCGACGGGCGGAAGGTCCGGGGAAACCGAGACGAGAGTTGTCACCCCGGGGCTCGTCTTCGGGATGGAGGAGATCCCGACGCACGAATACTACGCCTTTGACGACATCTCCCGTTGGAACCTGGCGGATGCCGAATTCGACCTCGAGGCCGAACTCAACGATAGCTTCGGGGAGGCGCTCGGAGTGCTGGAGGGCTACGATCACGTGGCTGGAAACGGCGTCAAGCGGCCCGAGGGCTTCATGGTCAACGCGAACGTCGGGCACGTCGCGAGTGGCGACGCGAACCTCATCACCGGCGACAGCTTCTTCAAGCTCTACTTCGCGCCCAAGACCGCCTATCTCCCGCGGTCGGTTTATGTCATGAACCGGGCGACGATGCTCGCGGCCTCGCTGCTCAAGGAGACCACCACCGGGAATTACCTCTTGCGGAGGCTCGGCGATGAGCCAGTGTGGAGGATCCTGGGCCAGCGGGTCGTCGAGGCCAAGGACATGCCGGCCATCGCGGCCAACGCATTTCCGGTGGCCTTTGGGGACTTCGCCAGGGCCTATACGGTCGTGGACAGAACCGGGATGGTGACGCTCCGCGACCCCTTCACGCAGGCCGCGTCCGGAGCGATTCGGTTCTGGGTCTTCCGGCGCACGGGCGGCCAGGTCGTCCAGGCTGAGGCAATCTACAAGCTCGAAATCGCTACGAGCTGAGGAGGATGAAATGAAAGATCTTTATCACGGTTCCAAAGTCGTTCCTGCTTTCGGGCCTATAGCAAGGCCAGCAGGGGCCGGGATTGCCGTCGATCTCCAAGGATTCGAGAGCGCATTGTTCGTGTTCCAGTCCGGCGCAATGGGCGCCGTCGCGGGCACCTATACCTGGAAACTCACCGAATCCATCGCGTCGGGCGGACCCTACACGGATGTCGCGGGCGGGGACATGGTCGGCGGAGTGACAACGGTTGTGTTTGACCAGGCCGTGGGCGGTGATGCCAATATGGCCAAGAAATTGGGCTATATCGGATCCAAGCAGTTCATCAAGGTGTTCAGCACGGAAGGGACCGCCGGCACGCCCACCTCGATCGTCGGCGCCAGTGCCGTTCTCGGCAATCCGCGCCACGCGCCTGTAGTCTGAGGCAGAGGCAGAACAGACGAGGAGAGGGAGGGTTTCTCCCTCTCCTCCTTTACTCAGGAGGAAACATGAAGATACGGATGCTTAGGACTTTGAAGGGTAGTCCCGACGGACTCGAGGTCCGGGAATACGAGGCCGGGCGGAAGTACGACATTCCCGAAAGCCTGGCCGGGAATTTTCTCGGGCAGGGGGCCGCCGAGGAGGACAAGGAGCTCGTCCTGGAGACGAAATCCAAGCCGCAAGGAGGAGTCCCAGCCGACCAAGGGATCAAAAAGGGGAAGGGAAAGGGAAAATGAAACGCCTGATATGGATTATCCTGGCGATGGTGGTGGTCTGCGCCATCGGTTTCATTGTCGCGCTGACGCAGACGAAACCGGCCATCACGAAGACGGCCCAGGTGACTCTCGACATCCGGCCTTCGCCGGACTTCACCCTCGAGGTGACGCCCCTGAACATCATCACCTTCCCGGACCGCACGGTCGCCTACAATGCGCAATGCGCGGGGCTGAATGGATTCGCCGGGAAGGTCACCGTCTCCATCGAGGGGCTGCCAGCCGGGGTGACGGCGGAGTTCTTCCCGTCCGACACGTTCACCCTGGGTCTCGAACCGAAGGGCGTCCAGATTAACGTCGCTATCCCGAACAACCAGGCGCTCGTCGGTGTCTACACGCTGACCGTGACTGCCGAAAGCACGGAATATAACTGAGGAGGACAGGGAGCTCGTCCTGGAGGTGAAAGATGAGGCTGAAGCTGAAGACGGCGCCGACGGTGGAGCCGGCAAGCCTCGAAGAGGCAAAGGCCCATTTAAGGGTCGACGGGGCTGACGAGAACGCGCTCATCGGGGCGCTCATCACGGCGGCCAGGCGGTTCGTCGAGAGCTTCACGCTCAGGGCGCTCATCACCCAGACCTGGGTGCTGACGCTCGACTCCGCCGGCCCCGAGGTCGAGATCCCGAGGCCCCCGCTCCA